AATCTTCTCCGCATTCGTCAGCGCGGAGCCCAGAGTGGCTTGGTGCTTGAACTCGACGAGCTGACGAATGCGGAGAAGATTTCCCCGAACCAGACTCCGTCGGGGTTGGATCGCATCAGCTTCAAGGCTGAGGATCACATCAAGAGCATCTCGGGTGTTTCTGACTACATGCAAGGCTTCGCGCGCGAGGACGTGGCGGCTAAAAGCGTGAGCGCGAATAAGCAGTCGGGCCAAGCGAATCTGGCCAAGGTCATGGACAACATGAACCGGACCGACTACATGCTGGCTCGGAACATTCTGGACATGGTGCAGGATTTCTACACCGAGCCGCGGCTGATGCACATCACCACGGACCGGTTGATGAATACCACTCAACAGCTGCAGCTGAATCAGCCTACGCCCGAAGGGCAGATTCTCAACGACCTGACCCTTGGCGAATACGCCGTAGTGATCACCACCCAGCCCGAACGCGATACGTTCGAGGACTCGCAGTTCGATCAGGCTGTCTCGCTGCGCAAGGACATCGGCGTGCAGCTGCCGGATTCGGTGATCATCCAAGCCAGCAAGCTCAAGGACAAGGCGAAGATCCTCCAGCAGATGCAGGAAGCCGCGAACTCGCCCGAACAGCAGCAGGCGGTGCAGCTGAACCTGCGCAAGCAGCAGGCTGAAGTCGGGAAGCTCGAGGCCGAGGCTCAGCAGAAAGGTACCGACGCGCAGCTCAAGCACGCCAAGGCACAGAAAGAGATGGTGCTCGCGCATCGCGAGACCCAGACCGTGATGAATGGCGGGGTTGATCCGTCTCAGCCGCCGGCGCCGATGCCCGAAGATCCTATGGCCAAGCTGCAGGCCGAGATGGACTTCAAGCATGCGCAGCTGGAGCAAGAGATGGCTCTCAAGCGCGAGCAGATGGAGCGCGAGTTCGCGCTCAAGAAAGAGCTCGCCGACCGCGAGTTTGCGTTGAAGAAACAGGACGCCGAGAGCCAGCGCATGGCTCAACGGGTCCAGCAAGTACATTCGAGCGCCTTGCAGCGTAAGAAGACCAAACCACAACCGGAGAGTGCACATGGCTGATACAGCCGTAGTAGATCGTGGGGATACTCACGTCGCAACCGACGATAACAAAGTAGGTGACAAGAAAGTCCCGGCGGGCGACGTCACCGATACGGAGGCGGATACCGCAAAGACCGACGCCGGCGATAGCTTGGATGACGAGGGGCTCGAGACCGAGGAGGAGCGCGTAGCGCGCGAAGCTACGGAGAAGACGGAAGCCGAAAAGAAGCGCATTCGGATCCCGAAGGCTCGCTTCGACGAGGCCATGAACAAGGCTCGTCAGCGCGAAGAAGCCCTCCAGAAACAGCTCGAAGCGCTTCAAAACCAGCAAGCCGGCTCGGTGCAGCAGGGCGATATCGCTCGGGCGAAGCAGTACTTGGAGAGTCTGCAGAACAAGTACGAGGATCTGGTGCTGGACGGCAAGAAAGAAGACGCCCGTACTGTGCGCCGGCAGATCGACAACCTGCGCGAGCAGCTCACCGAACTCAATGCCTCGTACAAGGCCGATTTGGCCCGCCGCGCGGCGGTCGAAGAGCTGCGCTACGACACCGCGCTGGCCGAGATGGAGCGCACGTACCCAGTGCTGAACCCCGATTCCGACCAGTTCGATGAGAGCAAGACCGACGAGATCAGCACTTTGCTCGAAGCGTTCGCTGCGAAAGGGGTTCCGCGCTCGCAGGCGCTCCGGAAGGCCGTCAAGTACGTGGTCGGAGCGCCCCCCGCCGGCGCGGCGGACGACAAAGGCGCTGATCTGGCGCTCAAGCGCGCCGAAGAGGCGCGCCGCAAGGCTGCCGCAGCGTCGAAACAGCAGCCGTCGAACACCGGCGGCGTCGGAGTCGATTCCGACAAACGTGGTGCTGGGGCCGACAAAGCTGGCGGCGTGGACGTGCTGCGCCTGAACCAGAACAGCTTCGCGAAACTGGACGAGGACACGAAGGCTCGCTTGCGTGGTGACGAGGTATGAGGTTCTTCCATCGTCGCAGTAGCTTCGACGACGCGATGATGCCCGATCGGGGGCTGTTTTTGTTCCCCGGCGGGTTTCACTTGGTGCTTGGGTTCACGGGCAGGAAGCTCCGCGGCTTTATGCTCGACTACGACCGGGTGTACGTAAGCGCTAAACCATTGTTTTGGATGCGCTGGTCGGTGTACCGGTGGCGTTCTTGGTTCGCTCGGGGGGTGTCTCCTTCTCCCGGCACCGAATCTGCTCGAGTGCTTGCGCCCCGTCGAGAGTTGATATAATATCAACTCCCCCAACACGGGAGTTGAACCCCTATGGACTTCGAAACTTTCCTCAAAACTCTATCCGACGGCCCAGTTACTCTCGAGCTGGCCGTCGGCACCGACGGGCACGTCGAGCTGCAGATGAACTCGCGCCGGTATAGGATCGTGAGCAATACGGCCACGCCGATCCCAGCTCTTGCGGACTCGTCCAAGCCCCCGCCGCGGATTCTCGGCGTTGCCGGGTTCCACACCACCAAGATGATGGGAGATCGCTCTTGAGCACTGTCGAGTTTGTGCTCTGGCTCGCCGGCGCAGTTGATCTGGTCGGCGACGAGCCGCCCACGCCGGCCCAATGGGCCCAGATTCGGGCCAAGGCGACGGAGGTGGTCGGCAAGCTTGCAGCTGACAAGCTCTTGGAGCGCGCGGCGAAAGTGGAGCAGGAGCAGATGTACACCGCCCCTTTTGCGGAATATAAGGCCCGAGTCGAGGGGTACTGGGCTCAACTGGCTCAAGCGGCTGTTAAACCCGCTGACTGGAACGATCTACTTATTAAGGCGCACGCGAAATGACCCAGCTGCCGGTTTACAAGTCTCTGGCCCCGGAGCTTCGCACTCCGGAGAACTTCATCCGGCCGCTGCGGACTTCGTACAAGCACGTCGGCGTGAAACCGGTACATCCGACACGGCCTCTTACCCCCGAAGAGGCTTCTCGCTACGCGGCTCATAACTACGTTTGCTTCGAAGAATATCCGAAGAGCGACAGTCCGATTATTGGGCGCTTATGGACCTTCGAACAGCTGGCTAAAAGTGGTTGCGGTGCGGTGACTACAATGGCCGATGAGTTGGCCGAGACTTACGCCATCGACCCGAAGTTTTATTCCCATACCTACTGCGTCGGGTGCGGCGATCACCTGCCGGTCGAGCAGTTCGTCTGGGCCGGTACCGACGATCGAGTTGGATCCTAATGGACGCCAATCAGCTGTTTTTCTGGATGCGAGGATTCTTCGAGCAGGTGACCGAGCCGTCACCTGCTCAGATCACAGCGCTTCGCAACGAAGTGCTCCGGGCTAAGCCCGTCGAAAATCAGATCATACCCGTCACGGTGCAGAACCCGATTTCCGGTACGGGTGACTGCGGCTGCAAGAAAAAAATTCCTTGACATCGTACAAACGATGCGCGTAATTTACGCTCATCGTTGTGCGTACGACATCGCACGGAGCTCGACCTCCTAAAAAGCCGATTCGCAGCGCAAAGCTGTCTCGAGCAACACCCCGAATCGCTTTTTTCATCATCTGACCTTAGGAGGGTCGCGCCATGCTAACCAATTTTAGCCAGCTCACCACGGAGCAAAAGACCATCTGGTCGATGGATCTGTGGAAGCAGGCACGCAACTACAGCTTCATCAACAAGTTCCTCGGCAAGGACTCCAATAGCCTTGTCCAGCACATCACCGAGCTGAAAAAGTCCGAGAAAGGCGCACGTGCAGTTATCACGCTGCTCGCCGACCTCGAAGGTGACGGCGTCGCGGGCGACCGTACGCTGGAAGGCAACGAAGAGGCGATGAAGTCGTACGATCAGGTGATCCGTATCGACCAGTTGCGTCACGCCAACCGCCACGAAGGCCGTATGGCCGATCAGAAGTCAGTTGTCGAGTTCCGTGAGAACTCTCGCGACGTGCTCGCCTACTGGCTTGCCGAGCGTTTGGACCAGCTCGCGTTCCAGACGATGTCCGGCGTGACTTACGCCCAGAAGCCCAACGGTGCGGCTCGCATTGGTTCGGACCTTCCGTTCCTCGAGTTTGCGGCTGACGTGTCGGCTCCGACCAACCTGCGCAAGCTGCGTTGGGATGGTACCTCCGCCACTCACTCGCTGGTCCAGAACGGTGCAACCAACGCGGTTGCGGCGACGGACACACCGACGTGGGAGATGTTCGTCCAGCTCAAGGCCTACGCCAAAGACCAGTTCATGCGCGGCATCAAAGGTGCTGGTGGCGAAGAAATCTACCACGCGTTTCTGACCCCGCAGGCGATGGCGAAGCTCAAGATGGACAACAACTACATGTTGAACGTCCGTCACGCGCAGCAACGCGGCGACAAGAACCCGCTCTTCACTGGCGACGTGGTCGAGATCGACGGCATCGTGTTCAACACGTATCGCAACGTGTGCAACACCGCCGGCCTGACCTCGGGCAATAAGTGGGGTTCGGGCGGCACGGTCGACGGCTGCCAGATCCTGTTCTGCGGTGCGCAGGCGTTGGCCATGGCCGACATCGGCAACCCGGAATGGGTCGAGAAGGGCTTCGACTACGAGAACCAGCAGGGCATTTCCACGGGCAAGATCCTCGGCTTCCTGAAACCGAAGTTCAACAGCATCTATGCTGGCGACACGGTGCAGGACTTCGGCGTGATCTCGGTCTACACCGCGCAGTAAGAGGAGAACGCACACATGACCGCTCTTGCAACTCTCCGTGCGACTCGCAGCGCGCAGTATCCGCTCACTGCCGAGTGCACGATCAACTACAACGACACGTTCACCGACACCAGCGGTGTGCTGCAGACGGTTAGCGCCGTCGGGTCGTACACGTTCGATGCCATCAACCTGCCGGTCGGCGCGATCATTGTCGGCGGCGATGTGACCACGGAGACCGCCTTTACGGGGTCGACCGCGTTCAACATCACCGTCGGCGACTCGGCGTCGTCCAACCGGTACCTCGCGGCTACGGACAAGACCACGGCGGCTCGCACCGCTCTGACCTTGACCGGCTACGTGGGTCTGGGCGAGAACCTTCGCGTTGTGATCAACCCCACGGTGGCTACGGTCACCGCCGGCAAGCTCACGATTCGGGTTCAGTACATCGTTCGCGGCCGCGCGAACGAGGCAGTCACCGCCTGATAGATGCCACAAACCGAAAGGCCCCTTCGGGGGCCTTTCTCCATACCCACTACACAACTTGGAGTGCTCATGTCCGCCAATCAGAAATTGGTCCTGAACCGCGACTACACCCTCAACACCCTGACGGGGCACTCGATCTTCTTCAAGAAGAACGTGCCCACGCACGTACCGCGTCCAGCGTGGCGCGACGCACTCGCGATCGGTGCCCTGCCCCCAGATGGCGTGCCGGAAGAGCCCGAGCCCGAGAAGGCGTATACGCCTCCGCCCAGCGACCCCGACGAGCGCGCCGAGCAGATTCTCAAGGCCTTCGGTGTCATCGTTGCCAAGAACGAGCGCGAGGACTTCACCGCCGCCGGGCTGCCTACGAACGCTGCAGTCGCTGCGCTGACTGGTTTCAAGGTCCAGTCGAAAGAAGTTTCGGCAGTATGGCAGCAATACAAAGACTCTCTTTCTGAAGAGACTTCGGGCGAGCGCGCGTGAACACCGGAGAGCTCAAAGATCGTTTCCGCAGTGACGTACGGGACACCGATCCCGACACACCGCTGTGGAGCGACGCTGAGATCTACGATTACATGGACGACGCGCAGAAGATGTTCTGCCGTCTCCAAGGCGGCATCGCGGACACCACGACGGATAGCGTTTGCAAGATCAGCTATTCCGCGAACGATCAGTTCAAGACGATTTCGCCGCTGATCCTGAAAATTCGGCAGGTAGTGCGTGAATCCGACCAGCTCGAAGTTGAGATCCTCAACTTCGAAGATCTGCAGATGCACGTTTACGCCGACGACTACGGATTCCAGCCCCCGTACAAAATCGATGCGACGCCCGGGGAAGTTCGGGCGATTGTCACCGGCATGCAGGAAGGCCAGATCAGGTTGGTGCGCTTTCCGACCGCGGCCGACTCGCTGCGGCTCACCGTATACCGGATGCCGCTACTGACGATCGACACGACAGGTTCTCAGAGCTTCGAGATTGCTCCCGAGCACGTGCGTCCGCTGCTGTACTGGATGAAGCACCTCGGGCATCTGAAACAGGATGCTGAAACTTACGACAAGGGCCGCGCCGACATGTTCGAATTGCTGTTTCGGCAGTACTGCGATCAGGCCAAAGCGGAGCGCGAGAAGCGCGAACACAAATATCGGACGGTCGGATATGGTGGCTTGTGAGACCCCCCAGCCGGCGGTGGGGTATAACACCGGCAGACCGGGGGGCCGGGCCTCGCACTCCCTCCCGGTTGCCCCGGCACTTTACTACATCTGGAGATGAGCTATGAGCAATCAACTGTTTGACAACGCCCGCCGTAGCTTTCTCCGGGGCACGATTATCTGGGGAAGCACGAGCGGATCCATCGCCGGCGACACGATCAAAGCGATGCTGATCGCCAACACTGCGTCCTTGGCGGCTCAGGTCTTCGTGGCTGACTTTACGTCGGTCATCGTGGCCCGGTCTGGAGCGTTTACGACGAAGGAGGACACGAACGGCGCTGCAAGCGCCGACAACGTGACTTTCGCGAGTATCACCACGGGCATGCTTCCGGGCGGCGCGACTTCGGTCGGCGCGATTGTGATCTACAAGGACACGGGCACCGATAGTACTTCTCCGTGCATCGCGTGGATCGATAGTGCTACGGGCTTGCCGATAGTACCTAACGGAGGTGATATAATTTGCACGTGGGACACTGGAGCTAACAAGATTTTCAAGCTATAACAAGGACTTACGCGTTGAGCAAGCTTACTGAGAGCGAACGCAACGAACTTTTTAGGAGATTCCAATGAGCGGCGTTACTGCATTCAAAACCATTTCCGGGCGTACCCCCCACGACTTCGACACGGCGCTTAACGCTGCGCTCTCCGATGGGTATCAGCCGATTCCGGGCAGCGGCCCCTACAACATGGACCTCGGCGGCGTCACCTGCATGACGCTCGTGCAGGGATCTGTCGTTCTAGTGGGCGCAACCGGTGCGACTGGCCCGACTGGCCCGACTGGCCCGACTGGCCCGACTGGTGCGGTCTCGACGTTTTACGGCGAAACCAGCGATGCCGCTAACGTGTACACGGCTACGATCGCGGGCGCGACTTTGACAACCGGCACTGTCTTCGCGATCAAGTTCGATCACGCCCCGACTGACGCCGCGACGCTGAATGTCAACGGCCTCGGTGCAAAGGCCATTGTTGTGTCGACAGGCGCTGCGATTAGCGGTCCCCAAGGCATCGACGGTCAGATCGCGATGCTGGTGTACAACGGCACGCAGTTCGTCTACGTCGTGCAGCCGAATAACGCCTAACTCCGATGCCGACCGGCCCCACCAGTTTTCCCGGCGCGCTCGACGCGTTTCCGACTGTCCTATCGACGACGTTCGAGGATGACAGCGGCTTCGAGCACGACCTGATTCACGACTGGGAAATGACCGCGATCGCGGCGTTGCAGACGCTGTGCGGTATCGCGGGTTCGGCAGTCACCACGACTTTTCAGTACCGCATTACCACGATGGAAGGATACTTCGCCTCTGGGATCCTCGGCACGGCGCACGGCGGTACTGGTAACAGCACCGGCAATGCCGTTACGGCGACCAAACTCGCAACTGCGCGCAACATCAATGGCGTTTCGTTCGACGGGAGCGCCGATATCACGATCGCCACCAGCGGTGGCGGTGGTTCCTCGTTCAACTTTTTCGCGTGATGGGAGCACAGTATGACGGCTAACGTGCAACAAATCTTCAGCAAAGTCGGTATTGTTGGCTTCTGCAAGCTGCAGGCGGCAAATACCGCTGTGGACGGTACCGGCACGCTAGACACCGGCAGCACGGTCACAGCGGCCGGTGTGGCAACCTCCGGAACTGCCACGACGACGACCGGACATCTGGGCACATTGTTCGTGGCTGATGCCACGAACGGCGGGCGCGTTGAGCGCATTCGGCTCATGGCCGAAGGCACGAACGTGGCAACGGTATTGCGCCTCTTCATCAACAACGGCCTGACCAACGCGACTGCGATGAACAACGTATTGATCGCGGAGATCGCGCTGCCGGCGACGACGGCCAGCAACAGTGCGCTTATCAATAGCGGCGTGATTGAACTGCCGACGCCCAGTCAGGTAACGGCCTTCGATCTCACGGCTTTCCCTATCGTGCTGCCGATTGGTTACAAACTCATGGCTTGTCTGGGCACTGCCGTGGCGAGCTATTGGGACGCGACGGCGTTTGGCGGAGCGTACTGATTCATGGCCATGCTCGACATGGGCGGCTTCGCGGCGACGGGTGGCGCGCCGCTCGTAGACCGATTCGGCCGTTCGCTGCGCGACACGCCGCAACTGCAGATTCCTATTCCCAAGCAGCATTCGTTCATCGCCTCAGGCGGCGAGGCTGGCTTTGTATTGGCGGCAGTTCCCATGCCCAATACATTGCAGGTCTATCGCAATCGCGTATTGGTTCATCCATCTGTGTATTCCCTATCCGGCGTGAGCGTCACCCTCGCCAACGCGCTGACGTATTACGTCGGCGACATCATCGACGTGAGCTACCTGACGATTTCTCCCATCGTTGGCGCTGCGGCGCTCAAGCCGGCCGGCGGCTATGCGGCGCAGGTTTTGGCGGATTCGCCAGAAGTATACATGTTGGCAAATGATACAAGCGGCACAGTGATGACGGACAGTTCCGGGCATGGGCGGCATGGGACATACAATTCCGGGGTATTGTTGAACCAAACGGCGCTGCGAGTCGGCAGCAGCGGTTGCATTGGGATGAGTTCAAATTCCTATGCCGCTAGAAATACCAGCCTTCCGTCCATGGGTGCCGTCACGTTCGAGTGCATCATCCAATGCACAGGCGGAGGTTCGGTATATAGCGCCGCAATGCAGGATCAACAAAACACGCGCGCGATTGCCTACTTTGGAGCGAGCCGACATCACCTGTCGCTCATAAATCACAACAACGACTCAAGCTCGCCAAACAATACATTCGGCACAATCGTGCATGCGGTGCTTACGGTTTCCGGAGGTACGTGGAATCTGTACGAAAACGGCTTGCTCGCAGCGACGGACTCATATGCAACCGTTCCCGATACCACGAACATGACGTTTCTTGGCGATACGGTTTTCCCCGGTAGCTTTGGTTGGATCGGTTACGGCAGCGATTTTGCCGTCTACTCGTATGCTCTTTCTGCGACTCGCATCGCGACGCACTACGCGAGCATGTTCACCTTTGCTGGCGATCAAGATGCTGGTGTCGTTAGCGCTGGCACAGGCATCTCCATAAAGTCGATTGGCGGCGTGAGCGTAATTTCCGCACAGCAACCGGGGGTGTTCTCGCCATGAGCCTGGATATGTTCGGCTTCCCCGTCGCCTCGCAGCCGGTGTTTACCGACCGGTATGGTAATCCGCTGACGAAGTTGAAAACTTCTGGCGGCACAGCATTGACTAACCCAATGACGACGGCGGGTGATCTCATCGTCGGCGGTAGCGGCGGTACGCCGACGCGGTTGGGAATTGGCTCAAACGGACAGGTGCCTACGGTGTCGGGCGGTGCGCTCGTCTTTGCGACGCCTGCGGCAAGCGGGATACCTTCAGGAACGTCGTTCCCCGGTTCGCCAGCGACGAACACTATTTTTTTCCGCACAGATTTAGGTATGCCGTTTTACTACGACGGCACGCGGTGGCTTTCTTGGGGTGCTCCGCTCAAGTTCCGACTTGGATTTTACAAGAGCGCGTCCTCACAGCCGTTCTCTGCGACCGTTAGCGACGCCATGATGAACACTGCGCCATTTACGGGCGGCGGCAGCGATATTTGGCTCATAAATCACCGCGTGTGTTTCCTTGTAAATGGCGGCGGCAGCGCCTTGAATGGCTCGAACAAGTGGGTCGGGAACTTGCACAAATACGACACGGCCCTTACATCAACGACGATCGCAACAATCAACATTGATTCGGGCTCTTCTGGGGTCGCTCGCATGATCGACACCACGATCAATGCGCTTCTCGACAATGGCACGCCCCATTTCTTCATCGAGACGGACTGGACGAGGACCGGATCACCAGGATCGATCTATACGGCTGAAGAAATCGCTTATCGGATCGTAGCGGTTTGAGTTCGTGAATGGTCACTTACCGCAAACACGCTCGCTACTACTGGACTGGATCCGCCGTGATCAGGTTACACTATCCCGCGTCGACTGGGGCGGGGGATCACCATGGTTGCTGAGTACGAGCATTTTACGTCGGTCGGGCAGCGGCAGAGTATGTGGTCGAAATTCGACTGGGTTGGTTGGACCCGAGTACTTGTGGTTTGCCTGTTCGTGACTGGGGGGCAGTTGATCACGTTTTCGACCGAACGGCAGAAAACTATCGATGCGCAGACATCGCTTCAGCAGTCGCTGGACCACAACACCGCGGCGTTGCAGACAGCGATAGCCGAGCAAAAAGCACTGCGAGAGCAGATGGCTGACTTGAGTAAATGGCTCGCTCGCGTAGACCAGAGCAAATCGGACTTGGAGCGTCGAGTTGACCGCATGGAACCCTACGTGTTTAAGCGAGCAAATCAACCATGAATTTGGACTTTATGGGGGACGTCGGAGTCGGCTTCCTGCTGCTAGGAACCGCTTTGATGTACATATGCACGAAATTCGGTCACTCCGATTTTTTCGGCGGCTGGCCATTCAGCGGCAAGGACCATGACTAGGATCATCAACGCCCCCTCGAACGTTAAGGCGTTCCTAGACATGCTGGCAGTGTCTGAGGGGACGGCGCTCCGCGGTGACGACGGATACAATATCTTGGTCGGCGGCGGAACTTTTCAGGGATACAAGGATCATCCTCGTATCTACGTGCCTCTTCCACGGCTGGGGATTACTTCCAGCGCTGCCGGACGGTATCAGTTCCTCTGGGGGACTTGGGTCGATCTCCGCAACAGCATCGACCTGCCGGACTTCACCCCGATCTCGCAGGATCTTGCTTGCATCGAACTGATCAAGCGAGCCGGCGCGTATGAAGCCGTTCTCGCCGGCGACGTGCACACCGCCATCCTGAAATGCTCCAAGGTGTGGGCCAGTCTCCCGGGGGCTGGATACGGCCAGCACGAGAACGCTGAAGCGCAGCTAGTGGCCGCATACACCCGCAGTGGGGGCGAGGAAGTGCCGCAAGTCGCGGTCGATGTCGCGCACGCCACGGCGACCCTGATCAAGGTGTTTTCGGGGGCTCTGAATGGGTGACTTGATCTCGCAGTGCTTTACCGCGGCGACAGTTAATTGGCCGTCGACGTTTCTGATACTCGGTGTCGCCATGACGTTGATCGTCCTGTGGAAAGTACAGAAGAACGTAAAAAACAAAGTCGACCTGTCAGAACTGCTGATCGATGCCGACGGCAAAGCCAGCTGGACGAAGATCACGGCTATTGGGGCGTTCCTTTTTTCCACTTGGGGGTTCGTGGTTCTGATAGAGCGCGACCACATGACCGAGGCCTTGTTCGGTCTTTATATCGCTGTATACTCCGGGGCACCGGTTGCGTATCGCCTTGCGGCGACGCGCCATCAACCATCCGAAAGCGCAGAGGATCCAAAGCCATGATTATCGAATTCCTGTTGTTTGGCCTTCTGGTTGTGATTGTATTCGCGGCCTACAAGCTGCACTACATCGGTGCGATTCTCGCGGAAGCGAAACTCTTGGTCGGTGCGTTCAAAGACGATATCGTCAAAGCGGTCGACAAGAACAAAACGCCATGATGGACTTTTTGAAAGCGATTTGGGGCCACCTGCCCGGTCGTGCGTGGCTATACCTCGGTATAGCCATCGCCGGGTTCGCTTTCAAATGGTGGTATGACGATCGGCAACAGAGCATCGGTGCCAAGGCCTGCGAGGACAGTATCGCCAGCGCCATCGCCAATGCGCGCGCCCAAGTAGCACGCGAAGCCGCTTCGGAGAACAAAACGCTTGATGCGCAGCTTGCCGAAAACGACCCGCTTATCGTTCAGTGGAGCAAAGAATATGCGCAACCCGGCAGTGATGATCCTAATTGCAAGCCTGCTGATCCTCAGCGGGTGCAAGCCGTCAACGCGGCCCATAGACCCCGAAGCGAAGGATCCCGTTAATCTGCATTGCGATGCGGTGTGCCCCGCTCCGTGTCCGGCGTTGCCGGATTGGGACGGGACGTTGAACGAGGATCGAGTCTCTGCGCTGCTGAAGATTTGGGGTAGCATGTACGTTGAGTGCGATATGTATCGCCAAGCCTGCGTGCAGTGCATTCGTCGCGGTGTAAAGGCGGGCGTCATCAAGATGTAGAGACCTGTAATGGCCTACCGTAAACACCTAGCGTACAGAACCCACAAGCTGTACCCGGCGCTAGGTGTTGGGGACGTATTCCCCGCGGGCTGGTTAGATGAGACTTTCGGCATCGCTGCGGTCAAGGGGCGCGGTCTTGTCGCCCCTGCCGGGATTTCTCCGACCGATGTTGTCTATCACCCGTACGTTGCGTTTTATTACCAGTTCGTATCCGAGATTGGATACGGGTGGCTAGACGATCGCCTCGGCACTGCGGTCGCTCAGCTAAAGAAGCGGTTTATATTTCCGACTGGTTGGTTCGAAGAGCATATCGGAACCGGCACGGCGATTCAGCACCGTATCCAGCCGGCTCCACTTGGATGGCTCGATGAGCAGATTCCTCGGGCGCACGTCGACATCCACTTTAACAATATTCGTCTGACTGGCTGGCTCGATGACAGAGTTAGCGTCTACGCGACCGTACAGTGGAAGCGGCGCACGATCAGTTTTTTCGGCCAAGTCGATGAGCGGTTCGGCACTCCCGGAATCGTTAATCGCAATCGCTATGTCTACGAGCACCCACAGGGGTATGCCGACGATGTGGTGTCGCCGAACGCAATGGTTATCAATCGCAACCGCGTCATGCGCCCAGCGCCGTGGCAGGATGATCGGTTTGACTTCTTCGACGGAGCAATCCGCAATACCGGCCGAGCGTTGATCGAGTCGGGCTGGAGAGATGAGAAGTTCGGTGCCGGGACTTTTATCGCGTACAAAAACCGTTCGCTACTGCTCCACGGGTGGGTTGACGAAAGCTTCGGCAACAGCGTGCCGGCGAATCTTGCGTGGGGGGTTTACCCTCCCGGCATTCGCGTAGACGAGCGGATTGGCTTCCCGCGGCTTGCCAATACTCGGCGTTTTCTGCACCTGTTTGGCATCTCAAGCACAGATGCCACCGGACGGCCGTTCGTATCGTTCCGCGTTCGGAACGTCGTACAGACTGCCGGCGCACACCCCGACGAAGTGTTCGGGTTTCGTACGGAAGCCCGGCATAACCCGTACCCAGTACACCCGACTAGCTGGATCGATAGCGATCGGCAGTTTGGCTGGCCTGCGGTCTTCGCACACTCACACAACCTGCATCCGAACCCGATCGTTTCGATCGATGTGTTCGGACTGCCCTACGTGGTTAACCGTAACCGGGTGGTTTTCGTACCTTCGCCGGATCTGCGCGAAGCGTTCGGCAATACCCACATCGAGCTACGTAATCGGCATCTACTCCCCGTCGGGGCGAGCACCGAATTTTTCGGCGCTGCGCTTGTGCAGTGGAGCACGCGGTACGTTTATCCGAGCCATTTCTCGGTGCCGGCGATTTCGACCTACCATCGGATTTCAGAGTCCGTCGTTGACGGGCCCCCAGAGGACCAGAACGTCTACCCGGCTAGTTGGGACGACTCACAGTTCAAATACGGCTCGGTCACGGTGTACATCCATGGCATCTTCGCTTCCGGATGGTCCGATGAACACTTCGGCTCGATAAAGGTACTCAACAACACGATCGACTTGCAGAAACACTCGATCGTCAACCTCAAACAAGTCGGCACGCCGATCCTAATCTACACTCGGGGGGTCTTTCCGAGTTCGATTCCGCCTGCGCCGCCTATCGGCAAACGTGGCGATAGCGATCAGTTCACGTCGCTTCCGCGCGTTGATCCGTTCCATATCTATGCTCCGTTCGGAGAGCTTACGCCGCCGGGCTACATCCCCGGTGGTCGCGGGCTGTATATGGACTCGCTATTGCCGGAAGGG